ACTAACTATGCTAATGTAATATATGCAAGGAGAAAGGAATTAGACATCATCAACAAAAGATTGCTTCCTTTAGATAGTATTTACAAGCTTCAAGACATCTACGGCTTGCCTTCTATGGCTTCTTCCTCTGACTTGGAAGAGCTTACAGAGCTATTTAAAACTGATTGGTCTATAGGGATAGGCGTTGATAGAGCCGATCCTATGAAGTCCAGAAGCTATGCTAGAACGATACTTACTGTAATTGCTAAAGGCTTGCCGAATTCCAAAGACAATCTTTTGCCTTTCTTGGAAGAAGGGGCTGTATGTAACTATATATATTTCCTTCTCCATCTTGCTTATATAGAGACTTCTTCGCTGGAAGACATCAAGACTCAAATCAAATCGGCCTATTATGAGTTTGATGGGGTAGACATGATCTGCGCTGAGCGTTGGGGAATGTGGGACTTACAGCCTTGGTGCGAAGATCAGGCGATTCCTTTTGAAGCAGTTGTACCTACATATCCGAGACAGAAAGACTGCTTCTCTGAACTGTTTACCTTGTATCGAGCTTGCAGGTTCAAGACGCCTACGGTAAAAGTAGAAGGATCGAAAGGCCCAGATATTTTGAAGGAAGAGGCTGTAGTTTTCGACCACGATCCTTATAAGAAGGTTTATGGGTCTCCTGAGAAAGAAGTAAAGAACGGTGTTCAAGATGATACCATGTATTCCTTAGGTTGGGGAATATTTGGTATGAGAAATATAACTGTGATGGATTTTAGGGAAAGGAGAGGAGTTATTGATTTTGGTCAGATGCACAGAAATAAGGATTTAGAAGGAAAATATAGCTAGGAAAATAAAGTTTAGGAATTTTTAGTAAAACTTCTTGACACTTATTTTCATTCCTATTACAGAGATATAAATGGGAGCTTATTATGGAAAATAAGAAGCCTCTTTCCCAAGAAGAAATCCTCGCTCATTTAGATAACCTTCCTGATGAGGTTATTTCTCATATAGCCTGTTCAATGCCTTGGCAGGTAGCAGCCCCTGCTACTTCTAGGCCAGTTAAAGATGAAGATGGATTTACCATCAATACAGATGTTTCCGAAAAGAAGTTTGATAGACAGCAGATAAAAGACCTTCAAGAGAAGTGTTGGCTCAAGTTCTGTAGTAATCCTCAGGTTAACTCTTCTATCAGAGATATGATGGGAAGGGTAACTGGAGCAGGATTTGAGATTTCCAGTAATATATATGAGGTCCAAGAAGCTTTAGAAGAGCTTATAGAAGATCCTAGGAATGATTTGTATACAAATCTTTCTAAGTATTTTGCTAGGTCTGAGATAGAAGGCGAGCTTTTCTTGGTTCTTACCTTACATAGTTCTGGATTTGTAGAGATAGACTTTAGGGATCCTTCTACTGTAGGGGGATGGGAACAGGATGAATATTCAGGTATTGTAGTTCATCCTGATAAGCCTCAAATGCATATCGGATACTTATTTGATTTGGGAAACGATAAAAGAGAGGTTATTCCTAGTATTAATGTAGCTTACTATCCTGATTCTTTGAAGCCTTTGCTTCTGAAGAACAAAAGCGTAAAACAGGAGTATCTTAAAGGATCGGCCACTAGGAAAAATAAATTTAGAAGTATTGGCGGATTTAGGCGTTTTGTTGTTTCTTGGAATAAAGGTTATTTGACTTTAAGAAATATTTCTCATTTGAGAACTACTTTAGAGTGGTTGAATTATTATGAGAACCTCAAGAAGTATGAGATAGACCACAAAAAATCTTCTGGAGCTTACCTCTGGATAGCCAAGTTTGAGGATCCTAAGTTTTTTAGACAGTGGCTTGCTTTGTCAGACACAGATAGGGCAAAAACCGGATTGATGGCGATAAAAACGCCCGGTGGAACACTTATTTTGCCTCCTGGTCTTAATATAGAGTGTAAAAATCCTAATCTCAGTAAGATTAGTGATACAGATACAGATATAATGGAAATGGCTGTATCTGGATTGAATATGCCTTCTGATATGGTTACAGGTTCTAGTAAAGGCACTTTTGCTAGTGTTAAGGCTAGTAGGGCTCCTCAGTCAGACAGAACAGCGGATAGTATTTGTTTTCTTGAGAGGTTCTTGAAATACCATCTGTTTAGAGGGTGCTTTTTCTTGAAGTCTGCTGTTTCAGACTTTCCTAAGGAGTTTAGTGTAGAAGAAGTAGTTGGTTTTAAAAAGAGCGGATCTTTTGATCCTATAAAGAAGACGGTAAAGAAAGCAGCTTTCAAGTTTGTGGATTTTAGTTTTCCTGTTTCAGAGGTTACAGACTTGGAAGCTAGGGCTAGGGCTCTTCTTGGAGTTAAACACGGGTCTATAGTTGATACTTTAGGAATTCCTAGAGAGTGTATAGCCAAAAGTCTGGGGTTTGGAAGTTACAAGAGGTTAAGGCTTCAGCACGCTACGGAAGATGAAACTTTGCCTGAGCTTATATCTACATTGGATTCTGAGTCTGTCCAGGAAACCAAAGAAGCTGAACCTCCGGTTAAGAAAAACAAACCTTTGAAAAAGAACAGTACAAAATAGGAAATTTAGTAATTTGGGGTTGACATTATCTGAAAGGAGGGTCTATGTATCAGGAAAACTTTGAAAAGGCAATTAAGAAGGAGGTGGTTTAAGATGCCGACGTATCTTCTTCCTAGTACGGAAACAGGTTCTCAGAAGGTTCCCGACATTAATGGCAATGCTAAAGTTGTTAAGCCGGGAGAATCTATTCAGACCTTCGCAACTTTGGGATCCCCATTCACTAAAACCAGCGATGGAGTTACAGAAACTCCTATTGCTACTGGAACGTCTATCACGTCAGATGATAGTCAGGATACTGGAGATAGTCCTGTTGATATTTCAGTTTCCAGAACTGTTATCAAACACCAGTTTTCTTTGTCGTGTGTAGATTCTGGAGGAACAGAGAAGAAGCCCGTAGGAAACAAGATCAATATTTCTATCTTTGGTCTTGATGTTGTAGGTTATGTTCCTGTTGCATCTGCGGCTTTGTCTTCTGCTAAGACTGCTGAGGTTCTTTTTGTAGATGGAAAGTTTAGTGGTTTTAAATATGCAATCAAAGGCTGCGGCGACGAGGATTACGTTCGTTGTAAATGGCAGCAGGTCACTTAAAGGAGGTGATTTGGCATGAAGAAGCTTATTGTTTTTTTGCTTTGTTTGCTTTTTGTTTCGTATCCTGCTTTTGCTTTGGAATACAGAGTTCACGATTTTGATTCCTATGAGTTTGCTAGTTTGGAGCAACTCGGAGAGACTAACAGTACATATAATAGTACCAATGCTACTATTGATGTGGAAGGGTTTAATTATCATACCTTTGTTGCTAATACTGGTAGACAATGGAACGGAACTGTTTGGAATTCTTCCAAAGAAGGAGAGTCTTTAGCATCAGGTACTATTTCCGTCTATTTCTATGATGGTAACAGTTGGAGGGACACCGGATTTGATTTTAATCTTACCAACGGCAAAAATGCTACCCGGGTTTACTTCCCCAATGGAACTATGCCTACCGAGTGCGGAACTTCGCCTAATGGATGCCCTGGTGGTGTAATGGTGTCTTCTTTTATGTTTGTTCCTGACAACCTTTCTAGGAACGCTACTTGGAAGATTAAGGGCTATTCCTGGCGTTATTAAGGAAGAAGGATATAATATGTCCTTTGATATGAAAAACCACAATGAGCACTTTGGCGTAACTGAGGATAGGAAAAAGCCAGGTGGGTCTAATGCTGGAAAGCATGATAAAGGCCCTTATTGTGGTCCTTCAGGCGGAGCTCCTAAAGGAACTTATCCTGTAGATACAATTAAAAGGGCTAAGGCTGCATTGGCTTATGCCAGACACGCTCCTAATCCTTCAGGTATAAAGGCTTGTGTTTACCGACATTGGCCTACATTAAAGAAGACATCGAAGGGTGCGAGTGAGGAGGGTCATAGTATGGCGAAGGAAGTGCCTGTAGATAGTTTGTTCTTTATGGAGGCGGAAAACGCAGTCTCTTTGTCTGAGGCTAAAGAAGGAGAAGGCCAAGGAAAGGCAGAAATGACTGTCTATTCTGGTAAGCCTATGAAACATTGGTATTGGGGAGATGTTTCAATAGATGTATCGGGTATGAAGTTTGCTTCTAAAACTCTTCCGGTTCTTGAAGACCATGAGACAGACAGGAAGATCGGTTTTGAGAGCAAGCCTTCTATCATAGAAGGAATGGTTGTTTTTCCTTCTATACAGCTTTTGAATACTACCTATGCCAATCAGTTTAAGGAAAACTCTAAAGCCGGGTTTCCTTATCAGGCCAGTATTCGTGCTGTTCCTTTAGGGATAGAGGATGTTCCTGAAGGGAAGTCTGCTGAAAGTAATGGTTACTCTTTGAAGGGCCCTGCTAAGATAATCAGAAGTTCTTTAATCAAGGAAGGGTCTGTTTGTACTTTTGGCGTGGATTCGAGCACAAGGTCTTTGGCCTTGCACGATAAGAACTTAGGGGATGTGACGTTGACTTTTACGTCTATAGGTGGTAATGACAAGGAGGAAGAAAATATGGAGAATCTGACGTTTGACGAGGTTAAGGAGAAGTTTTCGGAAGAACTTAAAGAAATGGTAGGTGAAGCTGTTGGAACTGCTGTTTCTGAAAAGGACAAGAAGATTGAGGAACTGGAAGCGGTTAACAAGACACTTTCAGATAATGGCAAAGAATCTACTGATAGGCTCGCCAAGCTTGAGAAGGACCTTGCTATTCTGACGGAAAAAGGCTTGAAGGCTACAGCTAATGCGATCTTTGAGAAAAAGCTGTCTGAGAGCGACATTCCCGAAAGACTTCATAGCAAAGTTAGGAAGCAGCTTGATTATGGTTCTTTCGTTGAGGACGGTAAGCTTGATGAAGTTAAATGGGCTGCTTCTGTTGAAGAAGAGATTAAAGATTGGGGAGAGTTCAAGGAAGCAGATGTTCAAGGAAGCGGAATTATGTCCAAGTCTGCTGAAGGGTCTGAAGAAGACCTTGAAGCGTCTAAGGCAGAGGATAAAGTGGTTGATAGGCTGCTCGGTTACATTCCTCAGCCGACTAAAGAAAATACTAAGACTCAGTAAGGGAGGTGAGTTTTATGGTACCCTATGGAGACATTCCTCAATTTAATAGAGGGGTAGAATCTGAGTATAAAAGGCTTTTCTACAGTGAAAGGTCTATTGCTCTTTTCCTGCAGAAGACTTTTCATGCAGGGTATGGTTCTGTTCCTGCAGGGCAGATTGTGGCTGTTGACTCTGTAACCGGCAAGATCGTTCCGTATGTTCCTGCTACGTATTCAAATCTTGTCTCTCAGCAGAAAGGGCGGGCTGCTCTTATTGTGGACGGGGGAGTCAATACGTATTGTTATGTTACTAACGATAACTCCTATAAGTTTACTGTAGGTCAGTCGTTGGCGGCTACGTATAGTAATAGCACGTATTTAGATTGTGGAGCTATTACGGCTATCACTAGGGACAGTGGAGCTACTGGCAGGGCCAAGATCGAGTTCACTAACGCTATTGATGCTAACTATACGGTGGCGAACGAGGCCAACATTTATGTGTTGACTGATTCGTCTTCTCCGTATACCAAAGCTAAGTATGTTCTCGACAAGAGCATTGATACAGGAACAGGCGAAAATGCTGCTGGTGCTCTCACTTCAGTGGTTATTGCAAACGCTGTTCTTTACATTGGGCTGCTTACTGATTATGACTCTGCGGTTCTTTCTGATTTGGGAACTACAGTAGCCATTGCAGACGGTCAATATTTAATTTTGAGATAAGGGAGGTGATTAGAAATGCCTAAAGGATTGAACGATATTCCGGTTCTTCGTCTTTCGACGCTTAATAAGCTTGTGTCCAAGGACATGCAGCCTCCGAAAACCTTCTTCTCAAGTCTGTTTCCGACAAAGAACTATCCGTCGGATACTATTGAGTGGGAAGGAATCGTTGGCAATCTTGGAATGACTCCTTTCGTTGCTCCCGGTGCTGTTGCTCCTGCGCTTGCTCCGTCTGGTGTATCTCAACACTCAGCTAGGTGCGCTTTCTGGAAGGAGAAGATGTATATGGATGAGGAGTTCTTGAACAACCTCAGACAGCCCGGAACGAGAGCTACTTATGAAAGGGCAGAAATGCGCCTTGCTCGTGAACTGTACAAGATGAAAAATAGGTGCCTTCGCAGAAGGGAATGGATGAATGCTCAATGCCTCTTGAACGGTACCCTGTCTTATTTGGGCACCGGAGGCATTAAGTTTTCTGTAGATTACGATATTCAGTCTACCCATCAAGTAACTCTTGGCTCTACTTATAAGTGGGGCTCAGGGGCAGATAGGAATATCTTGTCTGACATCTATGATGCCAAAGAGACTATCCAGGATGATACGAACTCTGAGATCACCCATATGATTATCAACGATCATTCTCTGAGGCTCATGGTTGAGGATCCTGGTCTTAGGACTCTTTTGCAGAAAAACGCTTTTGGCGAAGGAAGCTTCTTGGTAAGACCTAAGATGGTTTTAGGTTCTCTGTTCGGTATTCCGAACATTGTTGAGTACAACGAGAAGTATAAGGTTTACGCTTGGCTTACTGCTGCGGTGACTGCAAGCTCTACCGTCAACATTTATCTTGACGACGTGAGTGATTTTGTAGTAGGCGAAGAGTTGAGACTTATCAATATGGTCACGGGAGCTTGGGAAGAGCAGACCATTTCGGCAGTGTCTATCGAATCTGGATATGTGACTGTTGATACGGCTTTCTCGGTTTCTTTCCAGGCCGGACGAGATAGAGCCGTAATGACGAGGAAGTTTGTTCCGGACGACACGGTTCTGTTCTTTGCTCAGAATGTTGACGGCCCGATATTGGAGTTCATGCAGTCTCCGTTTGGCTTGGATCGCCATTACGGTCAGAAAGTAGACCGTGAACCGGAGTGGGATCCGGAAGGATTGTGGATTAGGGTCCAAGATAAAGGAATGCCCGTTCTCTATCAAAGGGACGCCACTTACAAACTGGTTCATGGCGGTTAGTTGATTAATCGAAACAACGGAGGTATCCGATGCAGTTGCCTAAGAGAGTGAAGCTGAAAACAACTTTGGTTATGGCTAAAGGAACTACTCCTGATGGTAACCTGGAGAGGGGAGCCTTTCCTAAAGGCACCATCATTAATCTGGAAGAAGCAAGTGAATTAACTCGCAGGGACGTTATAGCGGAGCTGGAGGCAAATACAGGTCATATAGAAATTTTGCCTGATCCCCCTAAACCTTCAGCTCCGCCTGTCTCTGAAGAGAAGAAAAAAGCTTCTCCTGCAAAGCCTTTGAAGAAATTGGGAAAGACTAAGAAAGGGGGAGAAACTAAAGAGGAATAACGGAGGGGCCGATGGACGCCGCTACTGTTGTAGATAAAACTAAAACAAAAATGGGAAGCCTTTACTCAAAGGTATCCGATGATGGGTTCAATCAGGCACTGGATGAAGCTTTAGCAGAGCTTGGTTGGACCCTTCCTATTTCTGATTCTAGCACGTTTAAGTGTCAGTGGGTAATAAAGAGGACTGTCAGATGGGCTTTGGAAATTCTTAGGATAGAGTCTGCTCATAAGTTCAAACATAAGAATGAAAGTCTTCAACACAGGTTTGCTCATTATACTGATCTTATTAAAGAAATGGATGATAAGTTTGTGCAAGCCATAGAAGACAATCCTTCTGAATTTGCAAATGTGGATTCTTACAAGATGTTTGGAGGAACAATTACTCCTGGATTTGCGTACAGTGTTCATGGCGAAGATATCACGTATGATGATATTGATGCTTTTGAAGGTAGTTAGTCATGAGTGATTTAGGTATTGATTTGAAGGAAGTTTTAGAGGACATTGGAACTTCTTTCGTCATACGTAAACACGTAGGAAATGATGTAAGTGGTGAGTATTTAGATTATGATTTGAATAGTCAAGTAACTAAACCTTTCATTAGAGAGTTTTTCTTGGAAGCTGTTTTTGCTTATGATACTGAGGTAGAAGCAGGAGATTTAGTTGAGCTTTCTGATGGAAGAACCTTCTTAGTGATGAATCATTCTCCTGAGTTATTTGAGGATGAAATATCTGAATATAGCTCAGTTCTTTACAAAACTAATACCACTATACGAGTTGAGAGGGCTTCTGGAGAGGCTAGAGATTCCCATTCCTATGAGTCAACTACTGTTTGGGAATGTATTACTTCTGGAGAAAGCGTTATTTTAGTAGAGAAAGAATTTGGTTCTTCTCTGGATAGGGATTCTTGGGTAGGACAAATTGCTATCGAAGCTGATATGTGTTATATCTCAGGCAATGTTCCTATAGAACCTTTAGATAGGATAAT